CGTCGGGGAAAATGCGCTGGAATTCCGGCAGAGACCGGGGGAAAGGCAGGTCTTCACGGGCCAACATATCCATAGCCAACGCTAAATCTAGTGGGTATGGGTGTCAAGCGGATAGGCAAGGAATATCGCTGCGCAGTTATGCCGTTGATGGCTGGTATGTTAGTTAGAGTTGATTTCTCATCTATTGAGCCCGAGACTATGAAAACGCTTATAGAAAACAACTGCGATACGATCGAAATGATGACGACGAGACCTTGCACTGTGAATATTGTTTTCACTTATGAGAGTAACGATCGACAAGAAGAAGCAAACGGATCAACATTGATGAGGATTATCGCGACCGACAACAAAGGGGTGTTTTCAAAGGGCAAATAATCTGTTGTGCGATCTGTAGACCGGACGGTTGGACCGCTGGTCCACAACAAAGCACCGCCGTTAGTGCTTCGTCGCCGCGAGCCTATCCCGCACCAAAGCCGCGAAACCGATCGCGAGCCCCGTCGCCATCGTCTCGGGCAACTGCCGGCCAAGCTCGGCCCGCAAGGTGTCGCACGCGGTTTCAAGCGGCGCGTCGCCCTTTCCGGCTAGTTCGAGCGCCATTTGGTCGGCAAAGGCCGCAGCGTGTGGCTCTAGCCATGTCTTGATGTAGTTGAGTGCTTGGCTGTCCATTGTCATCTCTTTTCTTCCGCTTCGTCGAGTTTTTGATTTACGTATTCCACGCCGGTTTTGATTGCCTCTAGCACTTCTAGTACGCCTACTCCGGCGCGATGGCCGGCGAGCGCCATTCCGACCGTATTGACCGCAATCTTGTGAATTAGTTCCTCGCTTTCTATTGCCGGCTTGCTTATGAACGGCCTTGGCGGGATTCGGTTTGTCCCGAATTCATGCCAGACTGCTTTGTCGTTATTGGAGCCTACCCAGGCGACATGGTGCCCCATCGTGATTCCGATCGAGTCACGAAGCTCGCCGGTTCGCAAGAGCGGCGCGGGCGTGGTGTAGCCCTGGCGCTCTTTGTCGGCGATCGTCGACTCGGCCAGCGGAGCCCATCCATACCCATTGTCGGCGTTGCCGATGGCGTCTCTGGCATTCGCCCGCACAAGTGAGGCCGCCTTCTCAACGGAAAGCTGTATCGCGACCTCGGTCTCGATTCCGACGGCTATGAGCTTTTCGGCCATGCCTAATAGCGAGAACATTGTGTCCTTTCTCTAAACTTAGAACAAATCGTGACCGACATTTCGGTGATTTTGGGGCTTGTCAAATTTCTAACTGGTCGTATAGTGATTTTACGAACAGGGAAAACGACCATGCGCCCGATCATTTCCTACCTTCGCGTCAGCACCGCCAAGCAAAAGAAAAGCGGACTCGGGATCGAAGGCCAGCGCTCGGCTATGTCGGCTTTCGCCAACGCCAACGGCTTCGAAATCGTCGGCGAGTTTGTCGAGTTCGAATCGGGCAAAGGTCCCGACGCCCTCGACCGTCGGCCGCAACTCGCCGCCGCGCTTGCCAAGGCGAAGCGCTTGGGATGCGCCGTCGGCGTCGCGAAGCTCGATCGCCTCTCGCGCGACGTGCATTTTGTTTCCGGCTTGATGACGCATCGCGTGCCGTTCATCGTCGCCGAGCTTGGCGCGGACGCCGACCCCTTCATGCTCCACCTGTTCGCCGCGCTCGCCGAGAAAGAGCGGGCCTTGATCTCAAGCCGCACAAAGTCGGCGTTGATCGAAGCGCGCAAGCGCGTCGCCATAACGGGCCAAAAGAAGCGCCCCGACTTCAAGAAGCTCGGCAATCCGAATCTCGAAGCCGCTCGCGAAATGGCAAACGCCGTCCGCGGCAAGATCGCCGACGACTTCGCCGCAACCGTCCTTCCCGCCATCGCGGAAATTCAGGCCACTGGCGCGACGACCCTGCGGGCCATCGCGCATGCTCTGAACCGCCGCGGCTTCAAGACGCCGCGCGGTGGCGAATGGGCGGCAATGTCGGTTTCTAACGTCTTGGCCCGCGCCGCCTAGATCGCCAGAGAAGCCCGCTGAAGGCTATCAGGCTCGCTGGCTACGATATATGGTAGCGCCCATAGCCTTCGAGGGCTGCCAGCGGCCCGCGTTGGCCCTACAAGATCGGCGAGGCCGGTCCCGGTTCGTCAGCCGCGAGCCGTGGGGCGTCGGCGGCGTCATCGGGCGCGACGTGAGGCGATCGGCGGAGTCGCCGACGTTAGAGACGCAACTGGAACGGGCCTTGACCACCCTACCGGCGACACCGCCGAGTGGGATCGGGCAGGGTGAGGCGAAGGTAGACGAGTTGCGCTTCGGGCTTGTCGAAATGGAGGAAACAACTGTCCACGGCGAGCCTCGGCGGATCGACGCCCATCGCCTTGCCGCTCCACCCTGTGCTCATGTCGGTGACGATCGACGCAAAGGTTCCGTTGTACGCAAACTCATCAACGCGAACTTGAGCGCCGTCCTCCAGAAGGCCGAACATTGCGGAGCTATTCCGCATGCTCGCAACGAGCTCCTGCTCGGTGATTTGCCCCTTTAGAACGAACTCCATATCGCGCTCGCGAGCGGCAAGGCGCACAACTCCTTGCGCCGGGTCAACGAAATAGGATTCGGCCTTGTCTCTTTCGGCAAGGATCACGACGACCGCGTTCCCGCGCATCAGCGCCCCAATCCCGGCCAGTTCCGGCGCATAGTTTTCGTCAGGGATCACGATTGTTGCGGTTTGCCCCTTGAGGGCTTGTCGATCGTCCATCGCGCCATCGCGCCCTTGAGCGCCCGCGTCGTCTCCCCACGCGACCAAGAGCGTCAAGCCAACGGCGGCCAGAAATTGATTCCGCCTCAAGATGGATTGCCTCCAAACCCTCGCCCCAAAGCGCCCGCGCCCTGGCACGCACCCGGTCTCAATCCGGCAAGCGTACGCGCTTCCCTTTTCCGCTTACCCAATCAACGGCCAGCGGGTTGCCTTCGTCAACCCAAAGCGTGACGCCAGCGGCGTCGGCGAGTTCACGGCGGGTCCATTTGAGAATTGCGCGAGCGTCGCGGCATTGGTCGGGGGACATGCGGGCAGGATAGCATGGGCGCGGGGCGCGGCGCATGACGAGGCGGCATTCGAGCACGGCCACTTGCGTTTCCCCATGGCAGGTCTACGATTCGCGCCAAAACCACCGCTTGAGGAGCGCCGTGTCGACAGAAGACGCCGTCGGTCTCGCCATCCTGATGGGACTGATCCCCGCCGCGATCAAATACCACAAGGGCTATTCGTTCTGGCTGAACTGGCTCGCCGGCTCGCTGCTGTTCGTCGTCGCGCTGCCGGTCGCCATCGTCTCGCGCCCCAACGCGGTCGGCCTGCTCGCTCGCGCCGAGCGCGACGCCGAGGCGCGCGGCGAAGTGCGCTGCGCCGCCTGCCGCGAATTCAAGCGCGCCGACGCCCGGCGCTGCCCGCATTGCCACGCCGAGGCCGCCTAACCGCCTATCGCCTCGCGGCGGCAAGTGGACGGCGCGCAGCGTTCTCAACGTCACCGCTCGCGCCGCTTAGGAGCCTCGCCAGCGGCCTTTTAGTATCGCCGGCTATGTGGGAGCTCCCGACCGCGCCAGTGGCAGCGGTCGGGGCTGGCGCGAGGGCCGCGGGGCGGTCTTGCCGGTTTCTCGCCCGCGCCGACCAAAGACCCGCCTCGCGCGCGGGCACGCGCACGCGTTCGCGTTAGGGGCGCTGATAATGTCACCGTGCGGTGACTTATCTAGCCGGCTTGCTCTGCCAGCCGCGCGCCGAGCGTCGGCGTATCAAAGAACTCGACGCCGACCGATTCGAAGGCGTCGCATATCCAACCGTCAACCGGGCGAGAGGCCGGCTGGCCGGTTTTGGCTTCCCAACGCGCTACCGACCGTTTGCTGACGCGCGCCAGCTTCGCGAGCTCCGCCTGAGTCAGCCCGGCCAGCTTTCGGGCCGTCTTAATCTGGCCGCCCGATTTGAGCGCCGTGCCGGTTAGGTGAATTCTGTATTTTTTTGCCATTAGTTTTCCCTCTCAAACGGGCTATTTTGCTCCAGTCGTCTTTTCTTGATTTTCCCACTCTGCATCCAGTGTTTCCCCCCTAGGGAAAAACAACTGGAGCGGAGCAGTTTGTCGCTCCAGTTGCTCCACTGGAGCACCACTCATGACTGGAGCACCGGAGCGGCTTAGATTGCGACGACGAAATTACGCGGCCGGCGCTGTCCGTCTCGGCCCGCCCGAACCAACAAATGACCGGCGGCGATCAGGCCTTTTTGCAGGTGCAGGATTTTCGCCTTTTGGAGCCTGTCGGTTGCGTCCAGTCCCAAGGCGTCGGCAATGTCGAATCCGACCCAGTCCTTAGCTCGACTTTGCGCATTTTTTGCTGGGGCGGGTCAGATGGCAGCCCAGAAGATTGCGGCGTAGGCGATGACGCGCAGGGCTTCGTCGAGAGGGACGACCGTACGCCCGAAGGGGCCGAA